CCAGCAGGCTGACAACCTTTACCGTCATCATACAATTCTAAATTTACCTGACTTGTATGCTGGCGGCGTCAAGCACGGCCCCCGCTGGGACAACCGAGCGATAAACCCTTTAATTTCAATAGCTTAAAATAGGAGTGAGACAAAATGTCATCACAAATATCCACGGCTTTCGTCAACCAGTATTCCAGCAATATTCAAATGCTTTCCCAACAGATGGGATCGCTATTGCGTGGTGCAGTGGATGTCGAAAGCGTCAACGGCGAGAAAGCCTTCTTTGACCAAGTGGGCTCTGCCGCTGCTGTTCTTAGAACAACCCGTCATGCGGATACCCCGTTAACTTTAGCGGCCTAGCAGAGCAATCTGCTTTGAAAAACTCTGTGAACTCAGGGGAAGTCTCATTGAGATAATCCTGAGCCAAGCCCTGTAAAGGGAAGGTGCAACGACTATCCCCGGTAGGGGAGTAGACCCAAGCGGGTCGAAGCGCAGAGCATCCCACTGGGATGGTGATATAGTCTCATCTGCATGGCAACATGCAGCGGCCCAGCAGGGCGGGGCAAGATTAGCGATCTTGTTTGAAGGTAATGTAATCGATACACCCCACAGCCGCCGCATGGTCACAATGAGTGACTATGAATACGCTGACTTGATTGATGATCAGGATAAAGTTCGCCTTCTGGTTGATCCAACATCAACCTATGCGCGCGCCGCTGCCAGTGCTATGGGCCGCGCCATGGATGACGTGATCATCGCAGCCGCAATTGGCACAGCTAAGACAGGCAAAGATGGTTCTACATCTACTGCCCTGCCAAGCAGTCAAAAAATTGCGCATGGTTCGGCTAATTTGACCATTGCTAAACTGCTATCGGCCAAACAAATCATGGACGAAAGCAGCGTTGATCCATCAATCTCGCGTTACTTAGTTTGCGCGCCAGATCAGATCAGCGCTTTGCTTGGCACAACACAGGTCACGTCGAGTGATTTCAATACTGTGCGCGCCTTGGCAACTGGTGAGATTAATTCGTATCTCGGATTCAAGTTCATCGTGTCTAATCGCTTAACCACTGACAGTGACGGCAACCGCGCCGTGATTGCCTTTGCTGGCGATGGCCTAAAGCTGGCTATGGGCAAAGAGCCTACCGCCCGGATCGATGAGCGTTCCGACAAATCGTATGCCACTCAGGTGTACTACTGCCAGACGATTGGCGCGACCCGGATGGAAGAAGCCAAGGTCGTTGAAATCGCGTGTACTGAATAAGGAGGACTGAAAAATGGCTACTGTTTACTCGGTCCAACGGACCAATACACGGGCAACCCCAATCACGAAAAACCCTGCCAATGTCATGGGTGGACGTGTGCGGATTGCACATGGCGTTTACGAGGCGTCATCTCTCGCATCAGGTGATGTCATCGAGATGTTTACTCTGCCTGACGGCGCGCGCCTGATCGAAGGATCGCTTGCGCATGACGCGCTGGCAAGTTCCACCACGTTGTCTGTCGGCTATGCAGCCCACACCAATGCGGCGGGTACTGCTGTGTCAGCGGCCCCTGCGGCTTACAAGGCTGCGGCGGCATCAACTGCGGCGCAAAAGGTGGACATCCTTGCCACGCTGGCGCTGGGGTCTGGCACCGTCACCGACACCAATGAAGATGGCGTGGTCGTGACCGCAACAATGGGCGGTGCCGCTGGCACTGGCACCATTGAAGTCACCATCAAATACGCTGTTGACTAACTAACCCGGCGGGGGCGGCTTGCTGCCCCTGCCTCTCCATACCCCCCCTTAAAATTTGGTGATCAGATGACCTCAACTGTGGACATCGCCAACAATGCGTTGAACGTATTGGGGGCCAGTAACATATCTGCGTTCGACGAGAATAGCAAAGCTGCGCGCATCGTTAACCAGCGATATGACAGCATCCGCGACAGCGTGTTCCGCGCACATCCGTGGAACTGCCTTATCCGCAGGCAAGACTTGGCGCAATCATCCACAGCCCCGACATTTGGCTACGCTCACCAGTATCCCCTGCCGACAGATCCGTATTGCCTGCGAGTGCTAGAGTTCAGCAACGGCAGCATGTCCTATCCGCAGGACAACATGAAGAACAACAGCGGTGGCCCTGCGTTTGTCATTGAAGGCCGCAACATCGTCACCGATGAAGGCACCGCAAAGATTAAATATGTGGCGCGCATTACAGACCCTAACGAATACGACTCCGGTTTGATTGAGGCATTGTCAATGCGTCTCGCTGCTGAGATGGCCTACGCGATAACCGGGTCAACATCGATGGTGCAGATCACCACATCAGCATATGATCAGTCGCTAAAAGAAGCGCGCTTTGTTGACAGCACCGAGGGCGCAACCCGGCGCATAGAGGCGTCTGACTTCATTGAGGCGCGTTACTAGATGGCGCGATCAGCCCCATCATTTAGCAGCTTTGCAGCGGGTGAAATATCGCCACTGCTTGAGGGCCGCACAGGCATTGAGAAATACCGCGAAGGCTTGGCAGATCTCACCAACATGGTGGTCATGCCGCAGGGCGGTGTGAAGCGCAGACCCGGCACAGAATTTCTTGGCGAGGTTAAGGCCAGCAGCGTTAAAACCCGCCTGATCCCGTTTCAGTTCAAAACGTCTGACACATATATATTAGAGTTTGGCGATAGCATCATGCGGGTGTACCGCAACGGCGCCCAGGTGCTAAACGCTACAGCCAAGACAATCACCGCCATCACCAAAGCCAACCCCGGCGTTCTCACGTCAAACAGCCACGGTTTCAGCAACGGCGACGAGGTTTATATTGCCAGCGTTGGCGGCATGACAGAGCTAAACGGGCGCAACTATCGCGTGGCCAACAGTACCACCAATACGTTCACCCTGACTGATCTGTACGGCGTGGCAATCAACACCACCAGTTTTACCACGTTCACATCTGGCGGCACTGCCACCGAGATCTTTGAACTAGCCAGCCCATATCCAGAGGCTGTGCTGTTTGATCTGCGCTTTGTGCAATCCGCTGACACGATGTATTTCGTTCACCCCAGCTACGCCATCCGCACCCTAGTCAGAGCAGACCACAATGATTGGACGTTTGCCACGCCATCGATCAGCGGATCACCATCGCCAAACCTTAACAACGCAAGCGACAACTACCCGTCTGTCGTGACGTTCTTTGAGCAGCGTCTGGTATTCGGTAATACCAACAATAACCCGCAAACACTGTGGTTTTCCAAGAATGCTGACTACCTCAACATGACCACAGGCACTGGCGATAATGACGCCTTGATCTACACCATTGCGTCAAACCAAGTGAACGCAATCCGCTATCTATCACCCACCAGAGTTTTATCCGTTGGCACCACCGCAGGCGAATATGTTGTCACGGCAACATCTGACGGCCCGGTTACACCGACTACCACCCTGATCAGAAAATATTCGAATTATGGTTCTGCCGCTGTTGAGCCTGTCCAAGTGGCAGACGTGACGTTGTTTGCGCAACGAGGTGGTCGCAAAGTCAGAGAGTTTAAATTCGCTGGCGATGTAAACACGTCAGGCTACCAAGCACCCGACATGACCATCCTCGCAGAGCATATCACAGATGGCGGCATCACTCAGTTTGCTTATCAGCAAGAGCCAGAAAGCATCATCTGGGCGCTGCGGTCTGACGGCACATTGCTGGGCATGACGTACAGGCGCGAAGAGGATGTGGTCGGTTGGCACAAGCATGTCATAGGCGGCGTGTTTGGCAGCGGCCAAGCGGTGGTTGAAAGCATCGCACCGTTGCCAACGGACACCGGGAATGATGACTTATACATGATCGTCAAGCGCACGATCAACTCACAAACCAAGCGCTACGTTGAGGTGCTGAAGGTGTTTGATTTCGGCAGTGTCACCACGTCTGCATTCTTTGTGGACGGCGGCTTGGCGTACAGCGGATCTGCCACCACCAGCCTGTCAGGCTTGTATCACTTGGAAGGCCAAAGCGTGACCATCTTAGCAAATGGCGCAACCCATCCTGACGAGACTGTCAGCGGCGGCGGGATCACGTTGGACTACAGCAGCACAACCGCAGCCGTTGGGTATTCGTTCCCATCCAATATGCAAACCATGCGTATTGAAAGCGGCAGTGAAGATGGCACCAGCCAAGGCAAGCCCAAGCGCATTCACGCTGTTACACTGCGGCTGTTTGAGGCTGTCGGCATTGAAGTCGGCAATGCGGCTGACGAGTTGGATCGCATCCCGTTTCGGGACAGCAGCATGGCAATGGATCAGGCGATCCCACTTTTTACCGGCGATAAAGACGTAGAATTTCGCGGGGGTTATGACAACCAAGACAGGATCTACGTGCGACAATCGCAAGCACTGCCGTTGACTGTTTTAGCCTTGTATCCACGCATGAACACATTCGACACATGATCTTGTACCATGTTGAGAGGATGAGAGACATCCACGAGGAACTGAAGCCGCTGATTGAAAACCATTGGAAAGAGGTCGCGCTAAACCAAGGCACGATAAACCTAAACGTCAATTGGGACGCATTCTTTCAAATGGATGATGACGGCAGATTGCATTGTTCCACTGCGCGCGAAGGTGACAAGCTGGTGGGCTACTTTGTTAATATCATCGTGCCGCACCTACATTATGCTGATCATCTGTTTTCGCACAACGATGCCATTTATGTAGACCCGGCGTATCGCAAAGGCTTCACAGCTTGGCGGCTGATTAAATTTGCTGAACAGCAACTGACCATCGCTGGCGTCAGCGTAATGATGATCAACACAAAAATGCACAAGCCATTTGATAAACTGCTTCAGCGGCTAAATTTTGTCGGCACTGAAACAATTTACAGCAAGCGGCTAGGAGTAGAATAATGGGCGCAACCGCAGCAGTCATTGGGGCCGGAGCAAACATTGTCGGCGGCATCAGTTCGCGCAACGCAGCCAACGCGGCAGGCGCAGCGGCCCAGCAAGCAGCCAATTTTAACGCCAGCATAATAGAACGTGACATTGGCTTGCTTGCCAGACAGCGCGGCATCATCAACCAGAACTTTGAGATTGATCAGGAACGCGCTGGCGAGGCATTTGAACGCGAGGTGCAAGGCGCTGCAAGGGCAGGCTTTGGCTATGCTGGCGTCGATATGAGCAGCGGCACACCGATGGCCGTACTGCAAGCCAACGCGCGTGAGTTTGATTACGCAATGTCAGTGGCTGAGTTCAATAACGAGATGACCAACTTGCAGATTAGCGATCAGCAGGAAGATGCCAGATTGCAGGCACAGCTTGCCAGAATGGGCGGCGATGCGTCCCGGTCAGCGTACAGATCACAAGGCAAGGCCAGCCTAATCTCAGGCTTTGGCGACGCTGCATTAGGCATATCAGGATCAGGATACTTTGGATGAGAATACCAGTTTACAGATCTGATGCGCAACGCACCAATGAAGCACCTGGGCGGTCATTCTCAGCGCGTATGGATGCGCGGCCATTCGTGGAAGCTGCATTGCAAAAAGGTGCATCCACCCGCGCACTGGCTGACG